TTGCTACGCACGGCCTCGGGGCTCATCTGAGACAGATAACGCCACGCTTGATCAGGAGCTTGATTCATCACCTGGCTGAAACCTTGCCACTGCATGTCAGGGTTCACAGCAGTGTTCCCAGCAGAAGCATTAGCAGGAACAGCAGGGAACTGATCATAATCAGGAGCGTAACCTCCTCGATTGGGCCAGAACTGACCCTGATCGTCGTAATAGCCCTCGTCGGTCTGCACATCAATCGGCTCCACTTCAGTGAAATACCGATCAGTGTAATCGGCCAGGGTATCACCATTGGTCAGGATGTGCTCCATGGCAGCAGCACGCTGAGCGGTTTGCTCAAGCACAGCTTGCTGTTGGATCAGAGCATCTTCCAGCGTGGTGGCATACTGATTCAGAATGCCAGGCGCCTCGATACCGAAGTGATTAACGACGGCGGCGGTTTCGGCGCTGAGTTGAGGTGTCGCCGTAGAACCCTGATAAGAAGTCGGGGTTGTAGAGGCGTTGCTGAACGAGGTCTGCGGAGCCTGGGCCGCCGGATATTGCGCCGGTTGGGCCTGTAAATTCGGACTGTACTGTGTTGTAACCTGCGGTGCCGTTTGGTACTGAGGATACGATGCTGTCTGGCTGGGGGACGGCGAAATCTGCGAAACCACCCGCTCCAGGCTGCTCATTGCTGCCTCCCACGGGTTGCTCGGGGAGTAGCTGGACGGAGACTGGCTGAACTGGTTGTTGGTAGAAGGGGCCATAGCCGGTGTTGCCGGCGACGGCTGTTGGGGCATAGCTACCGAAGGTGCCCCCTGGGTATTGGCTACCCATTGCGGGTAACTGGTTGAACCCATATCCGCCGAGGGAGCCGCCTGCGGGGCTGCTACCGCCGGAGAGACCGGGCTCGGGATCGAAGCTTGGATCTGCTGGCTCATAGCTGCCCGAGTAAGTTAATTCTTGCGCAAGGTGGTCGAAGGTCCTGTATAAAAGACCAGTTATGTTGAGCCGAGGGTCAGCGGCAAGGGGCTGGTTCGGCGCAAGCGGATGTGGCACTTGCAACATCTGATTCAATAATAATAGAAATTGCTGAAAAGCGCCCTGGGTTTGTTGAACCATTCTGAAAGGAAATCCCTTCAGCATTTCGGCTCGCTCGGATTCAGTTTTATCAGGGAAAAGGTAACGAATGGCTTCAACGCTATCGACACCTAATTCCTGCAAGTTCCGAACAACAACGGACTTCTGTACAAGATCATAAGCAGTGTCTTCGTACACATCGCCTTGATACCGGAAACTAACGTTCCGGTCACCATCGGGCGGAAGTCCGTAAACACCACGCGGGATTTTTTGAGCTTCAAGGGCTTTTTGAATCCTCGCATCAACGTCCGCTTCAAACTTCGCAAAGCGGGTTTGATAACGAGCAACAGCTTCCTCAGTTTGCTCCTCAGGAGGTTTAGGCGGTTTCATGCCCGTAACCTCAACGAACGACTCTCTGAAGACGTTCTCTTGATGATACAGAATCATCTCAAGAAGCCTACAGAATCCGTAGGTTAAGAAGCTCTTGTTTTTACGTGTAGCCGTGGCCTGAGCCCGACCCATCAAACCTTTAATCTCCGTGGCAGTCGCACCAGCTGAGATCGAAATCTCATCCACGCCGCCTAAAGCTGTTCGAATCTCTTCCCGAAGCAACAGAGCGTAACGGTTCATGTCACCGTTAACCGGGTCAGGCGTCAGGAAGCCGACCCGATCGGACGGTTCAACGTTCGCAATGATTCGCGGAACACGCAAACCGCCAAGCAAACTATTCGAGCCAAACGGGTCAGAAACCCGAGTTGACGGATTGTCGATACCAGCAAAACCGCTTTGACTACTAATAGTCGGACGGAAGTTACGGTCGCCGCCGGCAGATTCGACCAGATCGCTACGGGGACGGGAACTGACGAGCGTGGGATTACCAAAGAACTCAATGTTCTTAGCAATATTGCTCATCATCTGATCATGAAGAACAATAGCTTCCATGAACTGTTCAAACTCGCCTTCGCCTTCAGTACCGCTGGCATTTGGCTTATTCAAAACCTCCACAGCGGGAATGAAGCCCAGAGCATTGGGTTTTTTGCTCTTAGGACTCAGCAAACCGCCAGGCTCAAGGTCAAAACTCAGTTCTGTGTTCGATTCGTACTCAGAAATAGTATCTGCAGTCAAAGATAAGCGAACATAACGCTTATTCTGATTCATAGCTTCGCTAGGAAGCCCCAAAGCAGAATTTCTAACTTTATAGCTGTACAGAATGACGACTTCTTCTATGCCGCCGTTAACATCGTGATAAACTTTGTACTGATCCTTGTTAAAAAAGTAAATCTGGTACTTTAACTTCTGATCAGGCCTGAAATAGAACAAACCACAGCCGTCGATCAAGAAATTACGGATGATCGCCGGAAAACGTATGTCTAACCTGTTCAGATCTATAAGATCAGTTAGAAATTTAGTCCTAGCACCGTAAGTATCCTGCTCGCAGTAGAAAAACAGGCCCTGTTTCATCATCAGCAGGATCATCTGCTGTAAATGACCCAGGACCACCATCGTGGCCGATTGCTTGCTGCGATCCTGGGTTCGCGCAGCCTCCAGAATCTCACTAAAGCGACTGCGGACGCTCAGATTATCAGCAGGCATCAGATTTAAACCCGTTTATCGTCAATTTGAGGTCGGAAGCAGGAAACTTCTGACTCGATCTATTCTAAACAGCTCAGGCGGCAAAAACTCATGGGGATAATCGACAAGAATGTGGTCAGTGCGGCCTAAAGGATCTGTAGCACCAGCCTCAGCCTTGTACTTATCCATAAAATCAAGCATTTCCTGGCTGTCAGCGGGTGCTACAGCATTAGGAATAACGTCATAACAGTGAGAAAAAGACTGAACCTTAGTTTTGTGCCGGTCTGGGCCTCCCATCCACGAAAAATGCCACCCGGCATCGCAGTTTCCGTAGATGCAGTCGTTCGGATTCCGCCGAATCTGAGATAACGTCTCGCCATTCAGGTGCTCGTGGAGGACAAAGGTGCCGCAAATCCAGTTATTCGGTGCTTTTGTGTCATCACCGTTCGGATCTGTAACTCTAAGGTCGGCTCGACCATAAAGCATAGGCATTGACAGCCGAATACAACGATCCGGGGAGTCTTTAGCGATACGAGCACCTTCAACCAGAGCCTCTGGCCTCGGAATTTCGTCTACATCACTGAAAAAGAAGACCGAATCGGGCGGAGTCATCCGCATACCGACAGCCAAAGCGTCTCTTTGGGCGTATTCTCGTGCCCACGGGCTGAAAATCTCCTCTTTAGAGGGGAGCTCAACGTGCAAAACCTGCACTTTGTCCTCAGGAATGCCTAGCTCCCGAAGAGTATCAACGCACGTAAAGGGTTTAGGGTCGCCTTTAAACGTACGATTTGCGTCTGTGATGATAAAACCGTCTACAACGTCTTTAAGAAGCTCATATCGAAGCTCTAAAAGCTCCTTCTCGTTGAAGTAAAGGAAACAATCGAACAGCATCAGCCGCTTCAAGCTGTCAATATAGTAGTACAGACAGCTTTAAAACACAAAAATCAGTTGGATTTGTCTCGACTTAGATAAGCCCTGGCTTTACGGCTGGCCCGTTTTGCAGCTTCTGTATTAGAAACTTGCGTATTGACTGGTTTGTCGCCACGGGTGGCAGCCTTTTTCTTCTCGTCAGTAGCCCTACGTTCCTCGGGGGACAGTCGAGCCCAGGCACTTTTAGGTAAGTACCGCTCAGTTCGACCCTTTTCGCGAGCTAGATCGGCCATCAGTCCTTCTTCTTCTCGTACTCTTCCCTAGTCTGCCAATCTTCCTTAGACCACTTAGATAGTCTGTTCTTAGATGACTTTTTACCTTCGTAACTGCCTCCCATGTCCTTGTAATACTTTGTAGCCAACTGCATAGCACGGGCACTGTGACCGCCCATTTTGGCGCGAGCTTTCGCTTTAGCCCTCGCCCACTTCTGCGGATCTCTTTTTTTAGCAACTTCAGTCATCAGTAGAGAACGAAAACACCACCAATATCACCGCTGTGAACAGCTGTGCAAGAGATAGGAACCAACATATCGCCCTTTAAGTTCTCTGCACGAGCATACTGCCCAGGAGCATCACTCAGTTCTACAGTTAACGTGCCGCCAGCTCCGTTGCTTTTAGACATGATAAAAAGGGCACGGCAAGCGGCAAAATTTATTGAGCCGCCGTCTCCGCTAGGCGATGGCACAAAACCAAAGCCACTGGTGTACGGAACTTCACCGCGATACGGGTAAACGCCGCCGAAAGCACGGAGATCCATAAAACAAAAACTCTTTAAGTAGTATAGTCAATGAAAAAGGAAGAGGTAACTGTAAACACTTCCTATATTTTTTCTGGTTGATTTTGTTTCTTCTTAAGTCTAAATTGACGAGCACGTTCAGCATTATAATCTTTACACGCACTACAGCGACACCCATCTCTTTCGTAACGCAACCGAGTACCGTGAAGCGCTTCTTTAGGTGCGTTAACTCTAGGAAGACATAATTTATCTTCCTGTACCCCATAACGCAAACGTTTACGTAGTGTATCAGCTTTAACCCCTATTTTATCTGATAAGATTGTTACAGGAACATCCTTTATCCTTACAGTATTACGTCTATTATTAAGATTATCTCTCATAGTCACCCAAGCACAGTTGTCTGGACTGTACCCTTTGTTAGTATCTAGTCTTTCTAAAGTCATACCTTTTTTCTTTAATCCCATATCTTTAACAAATGCGTCATACGATTCTAGCCACTCAGGACATACGGTTATACCCCTACCCCCGTAATGAATGTAAGAGGCATCGTTTATATTTGTACAACGCCTTCGCATATTACGCCAAACGTAATAAGTAGAAGTTCCTGAAGGATTTAACCACTTATCTTTAGGCATTTTTACGAACCCTCAACGTATATTATTGTTCAGTCTGTCATAAACAAGCATAGAATAACCTGCGATGTCTAACCAGTTATCGTCGTAGTCGGCATCTCCATTTACAATTCGTCCAATCTTATGACAAATCATATCTAAAGCTTCTTGCTGATCATCAGCTAACTTTTTATTCTCATATACAAGACCTTTAGCTATTACATCTTTAAGGTGCTGAGTAATACGAGCGTGACCGATGAAGCATCCATAACGGCTCCCACGCTCGCTTAAGACCGAATCGAGATCACTAGGCTGCGTTGAACCAGTAGACGGTTCCATTGTGCTCTCTAAGAAACTTCAGCAGATTATAGGCGTCGGAACGTTCAAGAATCTCAGCTCCGCGCTGGCCGTTAAGGATGTAACACACCGAAACCCAGCTAGCTCCCCTAGTTAAAGTCACTCAAGAACAAACATTTCGGTACAGTCTATAAGATCAACCCCGTTCTTACTTAACTCTGGAGCGTACTTATAGTCATTATGCTCCATCAAACAGCACGCTTTTGGAATATACTTTCCATTTTTCTTGATCAGGGGGATGCAACGACGATGCTCATACCCAGCAGGAACATCTTCAAAAGCTAAACCCATAGAACTTCTATCTGCGATAGGCCAGTTACGGATGCCTACGCGGGCGTAACTCTTCTCAGGATCGAAGCTGTCAGACCGGATATAAGCCTCACCATCCTTCTGATCTAATATCATCGCTCCATAGTAAGGGTTAGCGGCCTGTACAAAGACACTTATCTCATGATCTACCACTAAGA